CATCTATGGAAATGAGTTACGAAAAAGATATAGTTGATAAAAACGGTAGAATAAAGACAATAACTAAAGATAAAAAAACTTTTATGTACACTAATTATGCTAAATTATTAATCAATCAAAAGGTTGACTATTGTTTGGCTAAAGAACCAACATTAAGTAATGTTTTTGCTGATTATGAAAATGTAGAAATAGCTGACATGCTAGAGGATATGACATTAGAGGCAAGTTTAAATATTACGGCATGGCTTTTCTTGTATGTAGATGAAAGTATTTTAAAATGGATTCTTATTCCCGATTGGCAAATTAAACCTATCTTTGATAAATACAATAAGAAAATTGAAAAAATAATAAGATATTATGAAACTAAAGAAAATAAAGAAGATAATCAAAAAATAATGAATGTTGAAATTTGGGATATTACAGGTGTAAGAACTATAAAATATAAACAACAAAGTGGACTTGATGTTATTATGTCAGATGAAAAAGAAAGTCATTACAAAGACAGTATTTATTATAATGGAGAATTAGAGAATGAGGAATCAAAGAATTTGCCTTTTATTCCATTTATACCTTTATACAATAATAAAAACATGGAAAATGATTTAAATATGATTAAGGATCAATTAGATTTTTATAATATAATTAAATCTGGTTTTGTAGATAATATTTTTAAATTCCAAGAGGCGTTAATGAAATTACGTGGTTTTGCTGGTGATGATGAATTTTTAGAAACTACAAGGAGACAAATGCAAAAATATAAAATGATTTCTTTAAGTGATCCTGAAAGTGATGCAGATTACTTGAAAATAGATATCCCAGTTGAAGCAAGGGAAGTAATATTAAATTCATTAAAAGAAGATATCTTTAAAAATGGTCAGGGTTTGGATCCTGATAAAATAGGTGATGGAAATATAACTAATATAGTCATTAAAAATAGATATCAAGCTTTAAACATGAAAAGTGAAAAATGCATTAAGCAAATAAAATTATTTTATGGTAAGTTTATTGATTGCTTAAATAAATATTATGGAACCGATTACAACAAAGACATTGAATTTAATAAATCAGTAAATTTTAATGAAACTGAAATTATTGACAATTGTGTAAAATCAGTGGATATAATTCCAATGGACTTAATACTTGGAAATCATCCATGGGTAAAAGATGTTAAGGAAGCTAAGAAACTAAAAGAAGAAGAAGACAACGCAAATATAGACAAGTTTAATCAAAGTCTAATTAATCAAAATAACGACAATAATTTATAAAAATTAGTATATTTTTGTATTAATATGCTATAATAGGGTTAATGAGACAGTTTACATAATTTATAATGTTATAAATTATGTATGACGTGACTAAACACGTAAAAATGTAAAACATGGCTATACATGTAAAATATGGAGGTTTAAAATGAGTGAGGCAATTAAGAAATTATTAGGTGATGAATTATATAATCAAGTTTTAGAAAAAAGTGGATTAAAATCAAGTGAATTTGATTTATTAAAAAATTATATTCCTAAGTCAAGATTTAATGAGGTCAATGAAATAAAAAAACAATTAGAGGGAAAAGTAACAGACTTTGAAACTCAATTAAATAATACAAAAAAAATGCTATCTGATAATGAAGATTATAAGAATAAATATTCTGAATTAGAAACTAAATTCAATGATACTATTGCACACAAGGACAAAGAAATAACTAATATTAGTAAAATGGCTATAGTTGAAAGTGAATTGATGAAAGCGGGTGCAAAACATACAAACTTGCTAAAAAAAGAAATAGACTTAGAATCTTTAAAGCTTGATGGTGATTCATTGATAGGTATAACAGATACTATCAACAAATTAAAAACTGATTACAATGATTTGTTTAAAACTACTAAACAAACAAATAATTTAAATCCTAATAGTGGCCCAAATGATGATCCAGGTCAAAATAATGAAGAATTAGGAAATATCGATTGGGGCGATAAATTTAAAGAATTTATTTAAAAAAGTGAGGTTTTTTAAATGGCTAATACGGTCAATTATGCAAGTGAATATCTAAGAATGTTAGATTTAATATTTAAGAAAGAAAGTTGTAGTAAATTACTAGAAGCAACAAAAGCTCAAGTTAGGCCTGACAAGGTTAACGCTAAAAATGTTTATTTGAGAAAAATAAGCGTTGATGGTTTGGCCGATTATTCAAGGTCAAGCGGTTTTGTTGATGGTGACGGTACCGTTACATGGGAAAATCACGCATTAACACAAGAAAGAGGTAGAAGATTTAATTTAGATGTAATGGATAGTGTTGAAGCTTATACAACTATTGCAGAAATAGCGGCGGAGTTTACAAGAACCAAAGTTATTCCTGAGTTAGATGCTTATAGGTTTGGCAAAATATATTCCTTGTGTGGATCCAACGCACAGGCTACATTGACTTATGATACCGTTGTTAATGCTATTGATACAGGTGTAGCCGCATTGGATGATTTGGAAGTACCTAAGTCAAACAGGGCTTTATTTGTTTCAAATGGTGTATATCAATTAATGAAACAATCAGGTGATTCATTGAAGGTTAGAATGACAAGTGGTATGAATCCAGTCATTGATAGGGATATTGAAATGTTTGATAAAATGCCATTAGTTCAAGTACCTAGTGGAAGATTTAATACTTCTATTACTTTATATGATGGTACAAGTGGCGGACAAACCGCCGGGGGTTTTGTAACCGCTGGATATGACATTAATTTTATGATTATACCTTTAGATATAGTCGCGGCTGTTGTCAAATATGTTAAACCTGGGATTATTTCACCGGACGACAATCAAAGCGCAGATGCTTTCTTGTTTAAATATAGGTTATACCATGATTTATTTGTTGCTGATAATAAAGTCGATGGGGTTTATATACACAATAAGAGTTCTTGAATATAGACACCGAATTTGATTTAAAGGGGTGGTAAGTTTTGAGTATGCTAAATAATTTAATTAAATATTATCAAAAAGTAACAGATGGAGCATTAAAAAACTTATCACAAGGCAAAACTTATCAATTTAAAAAAATGTTGACTAATCATTCTTTCATGCAAGCCGCGGAGAGTTATTTTTGGAAGCATACAAAAAGCAAAGAAGCTCAAAAACTTATTAATGAATATAAAAGTAAAATGAATGATATGTATGTTCTTGCGAAGGTTGACTATAATAATACTTTGAAAAAAATAAAAACAGCCAAGGAAGCTAAGGACAATAAATTAGTTCAAAAACTTTTAAATGATTATGCAAACCGCGGTATAACAGGATTTATGGCAAAAAATAGGGCCAAATGGAATATAGAAACATATTCTAATATGTTGACGGTACACATAAACAATGAATTGGTAAGATTAGCAGAGACAGAAAAAATAAAAGCAAAGGGTAAAAACCTGGTTAGAATTTCAGACCATAATACAATATGCGAGTTATGTATTCCTTACGAGGGTAAAATTTTGACTTTGCAAGAATTAGAGGAAGCGAAGAAAAAAGGTTTATATCATCCAAACTGTAAACATTTCCACATGGAGGTTAAATGATGAATGATTTAAAAATTCAAAAAAAAATGTTGATTATTAAGGCAACTGAAACACCTTTAAGAATGTGGAAAAGACGTTTGATCGTTGCTTTAAGTGATGATGAAAAACAAAAATGTAAAAGCATGATAAAAAAGTATAAATAGAAGGTGAGAAAATGGCATATACTTTGATGGGTAAATTAGATTCAATTGGTGCTAGTTTAGCAACTATTGATGATACAGCGTCAACTATAGGAAGTACAGCGGTTGTGTTAGATTCTATTACTACAGAACAATCTACAGCGGTCAGCACAATAGGAAGCTCAGCCGATATTATAGATAGTGTTGCAAGTGTTCTTGATAGTGTTGCAAGCGATGTTAGTACTGGATCATCTAAAACTGACAGCGTTGGTACTTTAGTTAGTACTGGTAATAGTAGCGCGGAAAGCGTAGGAGTTTTATTAAGTACTGGCAACAGTAAAACTGATAGCGTAGGTACTTTAAATAGTACTATTATAGTTAAAGCTGACTCAATCGGAACATTACAATCAACTGGTAATAGTAGCGCGGCAAGCGTAGGTGTACTATTATCAACTGGTAATAGTAAAGTTGATTCAGTTGGAACTTTAGTAAGTACTGGTAATAGTTTAATAGGATCAACAGTTGTCAAAGTTGATTCTGTTGGTACGGCGGCATCAACTGCCAATAGTTCTAATTTATCAGCTATTGGAAGTGTGGGAACTCTACAAAGTACAGGTAATAGTAGCATAGCAAGTGTTGGTGTATTGCTGTCAACTGGAAATAGTAAAGTTGATTCTGTTGGTGTTTTGGGAAGTACTATTATAGTCAAAGCAGATTCAAACGGTACTTTAAATAGTACTATTATTGCTAATATTTCAACATTATTATCTACTATGAATAGTAGTTTTGTTATTACTGATAGTAAAATTGATTCAGTTGGTGTTGTAGCCGCTGGATAATAGGAGAGTAAAAATAGGAGGTATTTCATGTATATTGGGCATTTTGCGCCGTTCGCTCCTGCTAGGTGTGGACTGTATGAAGCGGCGCGCGATATGGCAAAAGCAGATATTTTAGCCGGGCATGGTGTTTTATTTTTTGACACTGGAATAATAAATGATAACAAGCAAGACGAACCACAAGTCGGAAAACAAGATAATAGAGCGGGTTTTAGCATTAATGTTAGTAGTTTAAATGAGATAAATAATTTAGATGTGATTATTGCACACACAGGAATAAATGACAATTGGATTGTTAAAACTGAGGCTCCCATTGTTTGGGTTGTGCATGGTCGACCGCTGGCATGTTTTAGACCAGAATTAATGGGTAAGAATAATTCATTTTCCTTGTATGAAAATATAAGCAAATGGCCCAGGGTTAAAAAGATGTTGTATTTTTGGCCTGAATTTACGCCATACTGGGAAAATGTTTTTCCAGAGAATAAATTACATTCTCTTGAATATCCTTGTGTGGATAATGCTAGATTTTGCCCAGATGGTAATAAATATGAATTTAAATCTAAGGGTAAATATAATATTTTATTATGTGATTCAATGAGAGAAGACATTGACAACTTTGAGCTTGTTAATGGATTAATCGAAGCTGTCAGACAATTACCAGGAATAAAGATACATTTTTTTGGCAGTTTAGATCTTCCATTGCCTAATTGTTGGAACATAGTATTAAATAAATTAAAAGATATTGGTGGGTTAGGTGATATAGTAGGAAGAATAACAAATATTGAGGATGTTTATAGATCTGCGGATTTGGTGGCATCACCAAATCGGATAATAACAAGAACTATCGGGGAGTCGATTTTGTGTGGTACTCCTGTATTATGTCAACAAGGAAATAAAGTTGGTACTTATCAATGTGATGTTGCATATGCAAAGGAAGTCGTCGAAGCTGTTAGACTTTTTATCACACACAAGGATCAAAACATTAACTTTGTTGAAGAAATGACAAAGCTTCATAAATTATTTTCATTTGAAAATTATTCAAAAGAAATGGATGTGATATATAATGATTTATCACATAAACAGAACAGGGAAGTTTATGAGACAATTAAGGCAAAATGAAAAAAATGCACTTGATGCAGTTGGCCGCTTTTGTGTTGGAAAAATGGATGATTATGTAGCTGTTGACACTGGATATTTAAAATCTAGAAATGAATATGTAATATCAAAAAATGAATTATATTTACAAAATGATTGCTATTACGCAAAATTTCAAGAGTTTGGAACTTATAAAATGCGGGCGCATCCATTTATAAGACCAGCGGCTTTAAATCATAAAACCGAAATATCCCGCATAATGGCGGATGAATTGGGGCGTGATATTTAATGAACAAACAAGATTTAAAAGAAAATATAAAGGCACGTCTTGAGGCTTTAACTGGTTGGATTGCGTATGATGGTAATGTACAAATTACCAAGGTTTTGCCATGTATAATTTATAATATTGGGCATGGTGATTCATTAGTTAGGGGTAGAGTAGACAGAAATTTAGAGATTCAATTTTGGGTTGATTCTAATGATAATACTTTGCTTGATGAAAAATCCGATATAGTAAGAAAAGGGAAATATTCAGGCAATACATTATTAGAACCCGGTTTTGACAGAAGTTATGGAGATGAGGGTGAAAATGTAGGATTTTATAATTGCTTCCATGATTGGGAGGATTATATTGATGTTGATGAATCGAATATATCAAGGTTCGATCAAAGGTATATATTACATGTATATGGATAGAAGGGAGGAATATTAATGAATGGTGTTTTTACTCATGAAACTCCATCCGCAAACGATATTATATATGGTGAATTTAAAATATATCATAACTATGACACACCAAAAGAATTATTAGTCGGTGTTGCCAGAGGTGGATTAGTTGTCGAATGGCCTAGAACGTTACATAAAGTGAATTGCGATGGTGTTTATGGTTCTATGTTAGACGAGGATGGTGTACCAATGATAAGAACTATTGACTTTAGTCCAAAGGTTACAGTACAAATGTTGTATTTAAGATATTTTAACATAAAAAGTATTAGTAATGCAGAGGCTGACGATAATTGGGAATCCGGTAATTGGGCAGGTGGCGACGGTACTTATGTTGCCGAAACTAGCATAATACAAACAGGTATACAGTCAGCTAAATTGACAGGAGATGCCGACGGCGAAGGAATACATGAAGTTTTTTCGAGTTCTTTAGATTTGGAAAATTATGCGAATGGTGAAGCTGGTACAACAGCCGATAAAATATGTTTTGCGATCTATGTTACAACTGCAGAACTTGCAAAATTAGACACAGGGTTAAAATTAAAAATCCATTGTGATGCCGAAGAGACAGAAACAAATTATTATTATTATGATATTGCCAAAGCTTCTTTAACTGCCGATATGTGGACAAATTTTACAATAGCAAGGTCAAGCTTTACAAGTGCCGAAGGTGGTTCAGAAGATTGGGGGGCTGTAACAGGAATTAGTTTAGTCTTTGATGGATCGCCAAGCTCGGAGGCTGTTGTATATATTGATAGTATCAGTATGTTAATGACAATTAGTGATGATTCGGATGCGTTTTCTGCTCCAATAGAAGGACAGGGCGGAAATTGGACATATACAAATGAAACTGATTACAAAAAATATACTCCAAAAATAAATATTGAGGAAAGCGATTATTTAGACAATGTTACAATTATAGGGATCAAACACGATGGGAAAATGATAAAAGTAATACAAGACAATTCTTTTAATGATGGAAATATTGACCTTGCAATGGGTGAAAAAGACGAGGTTGTAACTAATACACAATATACAGCCCATTATTTCCCATCAAAGGGGTCGACTATACCGGTTAGAATAAGAGAGTATACAAGTTAGAAAGGAGTTGATTTTTTATGGCACAGGGTGTATTTAGTCCAGCACCAATTAAAAAAGCCCATTATATTTGGTTGAAAGAAGGTATAGTTTACGGTAATTACGGATCT